TTTAGTAATAATACATTTACCTCTTTAAACACTAACTGGAGCGTACTACCCCCCGAAATTAGTAGTACTCAAACTGTAATGTACTACTCCAGATACACTTCCGTAGAGACAGTTACAAATAATGTACTTGAAGGAGAAGGTAGCGTTAGCTTTTCAACTGTAGGAACAGGCACTTCTTTCAGTGGTTTAGTTACTTTCTCATCAGGAGATTTTTCAGATGCAAGTGGGACAATAACTGAAATCGATGGAGGTAATATTAGTGCAAGCTCCGTCACTTTAGATACTATGGCTACTTCGGTGCTTGCGAGTACAGGAACTGTGGCTTTAGGTACAGCAGGTATTCGTATATTAGACAGTAGTGGTGATTTGAGAGTAGCAATTGGCCACCTCTCAAGACTGGAAACAAACCACAATAATACTTAGTAATACCATGAAAAAAATAATTCTTGACATAGCATCTCAACTTGGCTATAATTCTGTAATGGAGAAAATCAAATGACAGCAGCCCGCTACGACCTAGTTATTGACCAAGGTTCCGACTTTGCGATAGAGTTTACAGTGAACGAATCCGGTTCCGTAAAAGACCTTACAGGCTACTCTGCCCGTGCTCAACTGCGCCCTACAAAGAGCTCCTCAGCTTTAACGGCTACGTTTCTTTGCTCTATTCCTACCCCTGCAAACGGAAAAATATTTATGTCACTAGCAAATGCTGTTACCACGGGTTTAGCTGCTGGAAGATTTTTTTATGATTTGGAAATATTTAATGCTAATGATGTAAATGTGCAAAGGCTTTTGTTTGGAGAGGTAACTATTACTCAAGAGGTTACAAGATAATGACAAATGAGACAAGTCTTTTAATCTCCGAAGATATAATAAGTGTAACAGTAGCAGAGGAAGTTACTACAATAGATATCACGCCCACAGTAACTAATATAGAGGCAAGAGGGTTGTCCATAGCTACAGCAACCGCGGGGTCGCTTCCTTTTACACCTCATGGCTCAATTACAGCCACAACTGTGCAGGGGGCCTTACAGCAACTTGCAGAGGATCAAGACCAAACTTTTAGTTCACCTAACGTACCCGAGGATCCACCAGAGGGAAGTACTTGGTATGACACCGCTACGGAAGAATTTAAAATATATCGCGAAACTAGTTCAGGAGTTTTTGAATGGGTACCTATAATAGTAGGGAGCAGTTCAGGCGATTCTGACACATTAGACGCAGGAGCCTTTTAAGGCCGCGCACGGAGAAGCTAAATGGCTCAAACAATTAAAATTAAACGCAGTAGTACCACTGCTGTACCTGGAGGTTTAGGGAAGGGCGAACTAGCTTATTCTGGCGATAGTGACAAGTTATTTATTGGTGCCCCTTCAGACAGTGCCGTAATAACAATTGGTGGTCTACTATACACAAATATGTTGGATCATATAGCGGGAGAGCTCACCGCTGAAAGTGCAATTCTTGTAGATGCAGACAGTAAGATTGATAAGTTATTATCAGGTAATATTCGCATCAACCATGTGGCTAATCAAATAGACACTTCGGAAGGTAATTTAATTATAAACCCTTTTGGTAACCTTGTAATTAAAACAGGTACAGTTGATTTAACTACTCAAGCAACAGAACTTAAATTACTTGATAACTCCGCAACAAGTCTTACTATAAGTGAAGGCACTGATAATTATATCACTCTTGATACTACAAACTCGCTAGAAAAAATAAAATTTGGCAAACAAGTAGAGTTTTCAGGTGAATATACTTTACCTATTCTAGACGGTGATGCAAAACAGGCCCTTGTCACAGACGGTGGAGGTGTTGTAAGCTTTACAACCATACCCGAAGCTCTTACTGTAAACTCCTCGGATGATAATACTACAGCCAACGTAGATCTTTTAGCAGATGACTTAAATTTTGTAGGTAGTGAAGGCTTAGGCGTTACTGTTGCTAAGTCAGGAACAGATGTTACTCTCACACTTACAGCTGAAGACTCTACTGCATCTGCTAAAGGTGTTGTAATTATAGATTCTGGACAAGGTATTAGCGTAAGCTACTCTTCAGGAACTGCTACAATTTCAGGAGTAAACTCCACCTCAACTACTAAAGGTGTAGCATCGTTTGATGCCACTGATTTTACAGTTTCAGGCGGAGCAGTCATCTTAAACCCAATCACATTAGGTACTTCTACCCTTAATCCGGGGGCTACTACGACCTCTATTGCAGGATTGGAGGAGTTAGTCGTTGATAAGTTAACAGTTGATGACCAAACAATTTCTACTTCTCTTTCAGACCACGATATTATTCTTTCTCCACACGGTGAAGGTACTGTCAAAGTACCTACCGGATATAAAAATCGCACAGGGTTTTATGACGCTAATTCTTTAGCTACAAAAGAGTACGTTGACGCAGTAAAACAAGCTCTTATTGTAAAAGACTCAGTAAGAGCTGCAACTACTGTTAGTATCTCAGCTACTTATAATAATACTGCCGGAACTCTTACAAATTCAGGATCACATACAGCTTTTTCTATAGATGGGATATCTTTAGTAGCTGAAGATCGTGTACTTATAAAAGATCAAACTGCTGGAGAAGAGAATGGTATTTATGAGGTAACTACAGTTGGAGACGCCTCAACAGCTTGGGTACTTACTCGAGCAATCGATGCAAATATCGGTACCGAACTTGTGGGAGGTACTTTTACTTTTGTAACAGAAGGTAGTATACAACAAGATAAAGGTTTTATATTTACTCATGATTCTGTCCCTACTCTAGGAACTACGGATATAACCATAACTCAATTTTCATCTGCGGGTATAATCATTGCCGGAGATGGTCTTGGTAAAACCGGTAATGATTTATTTTTAAATGACGACAATATTACTCTTGAGATTTCTTCAGATAATGTACGTATTAAAGGGATTTCTTCAACAGCAGCAGGTGACTTACTTATAGGTGCAGCTTCAGATGGTGGATATACACGTCTTGTTAAACCTTCTGTAACTAATACAACCGCAGGGGCTTTTGTAGTAGGAGAGATCTATACTATTACAGCTACCAATTCTACCAATTTTACACTTATAGGAGCTGCGGATAGTAGTATAGGTACTGTATTTACAGCAACAGGTGTAGGAGCAGGAAGCGGAACAGCAAGTTCCTCTAATCCTATATTAAGTATAGACGCAGTTGGCACAGCCTCCTGGAGTACAACTCTAGATGGCGGAACTTTCTAAAAATTAAAATAACCTCTTGCGTATATACGCATAGTATTGGAGGAGCCAAATGGCACAAACTATCAAATTAAAGCGTTCTTCTACTACGGGGAACGTTCCTACTACCTCACAACTCGATCTTGGCGAGCTCGCTATTAATACCACTGATGGAAAAATGTTCATCAAAAAGAATGTTAGTGGTACGGAGTCTATTGTCGAGATAAACGAAGTACGTCCCGGAGCTATAAATTTTACCATGTCTGGTCCTGCGGATATTCCGACTAACCCTGCAATAGGGGATATGTGGAAAGACTCAGATAATTTAAAAACATTTGTATACTATGAAAATGGCGGTAGCCCAGAATGGATAGAGATTTAGGAGCACGTAAATGTCAGAATATATTTTTCCTTCAAACCCCTCTAATGGCGATACAGTAACCGTTTCAGGTATTACATACACTTGGAATTCTTCACCTGGTTACTGGACTAACAATGTAGTGGGAGAGCAGCTCTTATCCGTAGGTGCAGATACGGGTACAGACGATACTATTAATGTAGGTACTGATACCTTAAACTTTGAAGGTGGTACGGGTGTAACTACAACTGTAACTAACAATAATATAAAAATCGATGCAAGTCCGGCACCCGTAGCTTTCTTTGTAGGCGCAGATACAGGTACAGACGATAGCATTACTCCAGGTACTGATACTTTAAACTTTGAAGGCGGTACGGGTGTAACTACAACTGTAACTAACAATAATATAAAAATCGATGCAAGTCCGGCACCCGTAGCTTTCTTTGTAGGTGCAAATCTAGGTACAGACGATAGCATTACTCCGGGCACTGATACTTTAAACTTTGAAGGCGGCACAGGTGTAGTCACAACCGTAAGTAATAATAACATAAAAATTGATTTAGCAAGTGATTTTCTATCTAATAGTAGTTCTTCTGTAGCAGCCACAAGTATAGTCAGCGGTACCTCGTACGTTATTAAAACTCTAGGGAATACCAACTGGACTTCTTTAGGTGCTACTGCAATAACAGTTTCTTCAATTAGTAGTTTGTCAGAAGGCACAGAGTACATAATTAAATCTCTAGGCTCCACTACTACTCAAACGTGGACCTCCATGGGTGCGGACACTAATCCTGCTGTTGGCGAAATATTTGTAGGAGCAAGTGTAGATCTTGGTTCAGGAAGCGGTGAAGTTTACGAAACCGCTTTTACAGCAACTTCTAATGGTTCTGGAACTGGAACTGTAATGAAGAATGCTAACCATTTTATAACTTTTATGGACGCTTCTAATGGTTCTAACTCCCTTCTTTCTAGCAGTAGTTTAACTTATAATCCCGGAACGGGGTATCTTCAGGCAGGCAATCTTCAAGGTAGTTTTTTTGGAGAGTTTGCAGGTACTGTTAAAGGTACCTTTATTGGTGGTTTAGGAGCTGATGTTGCAGCAGCCAAATTAGATGTAACTTCAAGAAATGCTGCTGTTGAAACCGACGATATGTATTTTATAATGGGTGATGGATTTTCAGGCGTTAGAACTGTAGAATCCATGTCCAATATAAAATATACTCATTCTACAACTAATGTAGAAGTTCCTGGTCTTACAGACGGTACTGCCGTTCTTAAAGGAGGTATCCTTACAGGTGATGTAATAGGAGATGTTATAGCAGGCGATGCTTCTGTTATGGTCGATTCTAGTGCTAAAACATTTAATGGTGATCTTACAGGTGATGTAATAGGAGATGTTATAGCAGGCGATGCTTCTGTTATGGTCGATTCTAGCGCTAAAACATTTACTGGTGATCTTACAGGCGACGTTATAGCAGGCGATGCTTCTGTTATGGTCGATTCTAGCGCTAAAACATTTATT